TAATGGAATTCTGCTGTTCTGCAATGAGTTTCTGGGCTTCTTCCTCTGTTTTGAGGTTGATGTTGATGTCATGGACTTTTAAACGCTCATTTAACAGTTCACGGCGCGGGATATAGACCAAATCTTCGGGGGTAAGGGTGGACATGAACTGATTTATGGCCTGCATGCGGATTTCTTTCATAATTAACGAGGACACACCGCGGGGTTTGACACTATAATCGCCCTTTATGTCCTGACGAGGGTTGAATTCCATGTTCCAGGCGTAGAGATCTTGGATAATATGCTCGGTAAATATGTCGAAGTTCTTAACTATGTCTTTTATGGATATGGTTATGGTTGCCATTCGACCGGAAGCGGCTTGTGCGGTTTCATTGTTGACCATCTGTCCGGCTAACCATGTCGGGAGAGTGGTTTCGATGTCGGCAAATTCCATGAAGAATTTGGAAATTGAAATAAGTTCTGGAATATGGGATTCGAAAGACAGGTTCCGGATTGCTGGATACTGGGCTTCAACACCCCTGCCTTCACGATACCATATTTTCCGAGGGTAGAAGGAGGACATATCCTGCCCTGGGGTAAGGAGTGACCAGTTGACTTCCACCTGCGGTCCACTGACAACACTTCCATTATCCAATATCATGCGAGCCGAAGAAGCCACGGCGATTTGGCTATGGCGCATAACTCTAGCCAATCCTTCTCCATACAGGCTGGTTTCGTCTTTTTCATAATAGAATATTTTGTAACGGTTGAGGGCGCCTTCGAATAATGTTGCCTTAATGATTGTTTTTCCTATCATCCAGACATTTGCAGCGTATTCTAAGGTTGGGTCGGGGACATCGACACCACATGCCTCAAGATCGGAACCGTCTATGTATCCCCAGTATTCGAGGACTTCATACTTTTTACCGATCTGACGGTTGGTGGCTCGGGAGGTGTCTTGGGTATTGACGTAACTGGTTGTGGTGGCTGTGTATCTGGCGCCGGCCTCCATCTCTATTATTTGGAGTTGGATTTCCCAGTTCTTTGGGACGTAATTGCCATTGGGATGTTCGGTAAGGAATTTCTTGATGATGTCACCGTAGTAATCTTCACGGTCGATGAGTTCCCGGATATCATGCTTGGACATTAAATGGCGTTCGAAACTGCCTTCTATCATGGAAAGTTCGGTGATGGTCATGTCTGGATACCAATCCCAGATACGGATGGATTCGAAGAACGGCACATCTTCCGATTCGCTGGCCTCAACATAATCACCGGCCATGTTGGGTTGCCACTTATGTTTAGTGCGTTTGTTAATCATGGGACCTTTCATGATGCCGGTTCCATACATAAGACCGGATTTTAGAACTTTCTTGGTTTCTTCAGGATAATCCATTTCAAAGAGTTGATCGTCAATGACCCTGGACATGTTTTCGCAGGTGGCATCGGTAAAAGCTTTTATGGCGAGGCGGACATCTTCAGGGGTTAATGGGGTAACGGGGATGGGTTGCCCGGGCATTGTGCCGGCTTGTTTCTGCTGCATGGCCATCTGGGTTTCCATGAGCTTCTGCTGGAGAAGGTTCTCGATTATCTGTTTAACAATTTCCGGAGCGATTTTTGGCTCAGGAGTTGGTTTGATTTCGAAGTTCTTATCGTTCTCGGGGAACAGCATTTCATGGAGCCGGGAGAGGACGATGTTGACTTTTGAACGGGTCAGTTTGGGATAGACCTTGGATGCGTTTTTGGAGATAACAACATCTGGGTCGTATAATCCTTTGTATGCGCGCAGGTCTTCCAGCCACTGTTGTTCCTTGGCGTACCGGAAACCTTCATTGGCGGTGAACTGGTTATAGAGTCGGGCGCCGAATGACACCATTACTTCTGAATTACGTTTTGATTCCTGGAACTCTGATTTTATTTCATCCATTGACTTTCTCCTGAGTTTTATTCCCCTCAACGATTTACATTGAACTTCTTGCCGACTTATACGAATTAACAAACATTTTTTTATCAAACACTCGTGGGACAATATCCTTCTTTTTAAAATTAATAAACTTTAATTTTGGCGGTTCCGTTTCCCATGGATAAACTTTTTTAGATTTTATAGATTTAATTAATTCATCGTATTGCGCCGAAGTTCTTCTAGTAGAACATACATAATAATCACCATAATCATCACAAGTCTCATAATATACTGTTGCCGTTGAACTACCGTCAGAAGCAGTCGTGTCCACTAAATATCTTCTTCCTCTTTTTTCTTTTAATGATGTAGCACTTACCATCAATATCCCCCGATTGAACCTGTATCTTTATGCGGCGTAAAATTAACCCTTGAGCTTAATTCCTTCCAGCGCTTATCATAGGTGTCTTTTTCCATGACATACATGCAAAGCATTTGTAGTGCGTCAGCGCAATGTGAACTGAAGTTCTTTGCCGGCATGATCTTATATTCCTCACCCAGACTCCTTGGGTCTTTCTCATAATGATACCCACCGTTCATGGCCTTTCGAAGGTAGTGACAGTTGGGGGAAAGGATGAAGGAAGGTTCTCCTGCATACATTCTGTTAAGGAAATTCTCCACGGCAGCGACTCGGGGAAGGATAGCATTGGTTGGCGCAGGGACAACATTACGAAGACCGACTTCCGAACTCTGGAGAACTTCGAAGCAGGTGGATTCGTCTGTTGGGGCGCGGGAGGTTCCGGATGGATCACCGAATCCCATGACATTCATGCCGAAGTATTTTAAACGTAGCAATGGTAGCAGTTGGTTTTCACAGAACTGCCGGAGTCCCATACCATCTGAAACTAATTCATCAAGGATGCGGAGTTGACCGAGGGGAGTTATCTGGGCTATTATACATGAGGGCTGTAAGCCGAAATCAAAACCACATAATACATCTAGCCCCTTTTGCGGTTCAAGTTGATGGGGTGCGACATGGATATTGTCCCTAAATGACTGGAATACCGGTTTCCCGCTGACAAGATACCCATACTGTCCGTCAATATAGATACGTTTATACATCTCGTCTTTGCCTTTGGCGAGGTCGATATAATAGTTTTTCGCAAGATGCGTGAGGTTTTCTGCATGGACTGATAACCCCGATGGTTGTTTAAATATTTTCCAATTGTCTGGACGGATCACTTCGAATTGTTTATATAGCCAGCTATCGTCTGAGGGTGGGTTAGAATCTAATATCATTCCCGTCCATGATGGTCCACCATCTCTCATGCTGGGATAACGATTGATACGGCCATCCATAGCTGTAATAATTGCTGAAGGTATTTCACGCGCTTCATTGAACCACGCGCCGGTAAGTTCTAAGGAGAGGAGGTTGGATACTTGGTCAGGTCTGTCCAAAGCCCTAAATAACACTTCCAAGTGGACGCCTGGAAATTTAGTAATGATATAAACATGGTCGGTAACACGGTACTCGCCAAAGAGTCTTGGTGGAAACCAGTCGTGGAACGTTTTAATAGTAGTGTCTTTAAGCTGGTTGTAGGAATTACGAACAACTGCCCATCTTGATCTTCTAATACCATCTGGTCCCGGTTTTTGTTCACTGACAGACCTCCTCATTATATCAAATACACACGCTGACGATTTCCCGGAACCAAAAGGTCCGAGAGCCATACGAACACGACTATTATCCAGCGTAAACTTTTTTAAAGTCGGCGCATCAGAATAATCATATACGACCTGAAATGTTTTACTCTCTTCCGCCAATCATAGTAACTCCAATTTTAGTACAGGTTCAGGTTATGGTTTCAGGTTCGTGGGTCTGGGTTATGACACAAGTTCCAGAGAGGGTTTTTGTTTGGTTACTTTTAAATACAAATCGTATACACCCTTCTCGATGTCCTCTGGGAACGGATAGGAGAAGGTGAAATCTTTTAGGATAATGAACGGTGGAAGAAATGGAAGCGGGGACAGGTTAACCATTGATTTCCTTTTCTCCGGATCGGTGCTGGTTGGATCTCCGGAGGTTACGATTACAATTCTGGGGTTGTAGAGTTTGTTTCCATCCAGTCTGCCTAAGAACATCATGCCGCCATCATATACTACTGTAAGTTTGTCCATGGTTATTCTCTCCTCCTTTCCGATTCAATGGGAGGAGGGCACTGTGGACTTGATACAGTCCTGTTCGGCTCTGTCCCTCTTACTGTTTCTGGTTGCCCTGGCGCAGGAACCGGCTGGTTCAAACTTAAATGATTTTCAAACAAATCTTTTTCCATTAATACGGGATCATCAAAATACTTTTTAAGCAACTCCAAAACTTTGTCTGTGCTTTCTGCGATAACCCTCTGGCATCCTACTGTCCCGATAAAACCATTACTAACCACTTCGATGTTAATGTTACGATACCTTTTCATAAATCCTCCCTCTGAATTTATTTTTTATTTTCTTTACCATGATTTTGAAATACATGCTGATTGCCATAGCTAAAAGAACTCTTATTGGAATTTGTTTTAAGTCTACCATTTCAATCCGCCATCCTCATTTTCTTATTTTCTTTGTTTTACATGAAACATTTGGAAATCTTCTTTGGTAATAAGTAAATTGTTCATCAAGAAATCCTATAAACGCGAGAAGCTGATTTGTATTCATATCTTTTGTTTTATTTCCGTCCCATGAACATTTTAGTCCTCGGTTACAATAATTCAATACATCTTCTTCTCTTATTGAGAATGGTTTTCGTTTCTTCAGTACTCCCATTATAATTTTCTTTAATTTTTTCTTTTTTACACAAGCGCTTACTCCATTAATACTACAGAAATGAAATGTGTTAGAAGAATTGGAAATCTTTTTATAGGCGTCTTTGAGTGTTTCCGTACCCACCAAATTAAACAGTTTTTCTATTTTTACTCCCATCAGTCCGCCATCCTCATTTTCTCAAAATAAACCAAATTCGTTTGGCTCCCTACCCACGTAGCCAATTCATTTATATCATAACCCATGCCAGTAAGTCTATCATTAATATGGAACTCGGCAACCATATTGTCAACACGCGGGAGGATGGTAGAGTTATAAATGGTTTCGTACTCCGCACCCTCAATATCCATTTTGAGAAGTTTAGCGCGGTCGATGAACGGGAACTTGGTTGGGTTAAAGATATCATCCAGTGCCACGACTTCAATGTTTATCATGTCCTGGGTTTCTGGATTGGGTTTGACTACCATGGACGAACCTCCAGAGTAGATTTTGTCACAATAGATTATTTCTGACTTGTTGCTCTTGCCGCCGACCCCAAGGTTGTAGGGATAGATGTTGGTGATGTTGTTCAGGCCAATGTTCTTTATCATGGTGAAGAATGTTTTCGGGACCGGTTCGAAGGATAGGATTTTGGTGTCTGGAAATAATTTGGCCATGAGGATGGAGAACATCCCTTCATTGGCACCGATGTCTAAGATGATGTCTCCAGGTTGGAACTGCAAGCCCCGGGAAAATATTTTATAGTTATCAGAGAATATTTCATGGATAAGTTGCTCGGCGGTTGGCGTATTGGTGAACTGAAACTCGATATTGTTGTAGGCTACTGCGATTAAATTATCCGGCATTAAATTATTTTCCTTTCTATAGTAATTATTCTTTCTACCATGTTTCCGGTCCCTCCACTTTCTCCTCAACCTCCACCTTCTTCTCGGCATTGGGATTAAGCGCATTCATCACCTGCTCTAAATCCACTCCGGTGTCGGTTAGTTTAATGGCTTTGTCGACTCTCTTCTCATCTTCTAAACCTTTGATGATAACGAACACTGCCGCGGAGCCTCCAGTGATCCCATTGTCCTTTTCTTTCATCTTGGCTGAGAGGATAGCTGATTCCACTTTTAATAATTCCTTCACCATGGAGGAGAAGTCTTTGTCGTTGGCAATCATTTCCTTGAGGCGTTTTCGGCCATCAACGGATTTATACGCCGCCCTCATGTCCTTCAGCATCTGGAAGGAGTCGCTATCGAGGAGCTCTTCAACGTCTTCTATATCTGGGATATCGGGGAGGGAATCTTTTTTCACTTTATTGAGTTCGCGTTTGGACAGGTTGCCGCGTTTATTCGGATTGAAGTTATTGGTTATTTCCCGGTCTTTGGTTTTGCGCCCACCGGCAGGAGTATCAGCCATTAGGTAATTCCTTTATCATGGGGTGGGTAAATCCATTTTATACTTTCTGCTGGCAAATTTTCAACCATCCCATTAAATAGATATCTATCAGACTTATATAATCTGCCTATTCTGTTTTGTAAATTTCTTTCCGTTGTCTTATAAATAATTCCAAAAAAATCATAATCTTTGCGATATCCTATAAATTCAATATCAATAATCTCTATCAATGAATAAGATTTATTGGTGTAGCCATGAGAAACGACAATAAAATCTCCTATCTTAAATTTGGGCAATGGAATGGTTTTGTCTCTTTTACGTTTCTTTGCTCTTTCAATATATTCATCAGCCGCTTTCTTCCTTAAATCAGCAAAGGTCTGTTCGTGGTCAACGTGAATACCCAATGTTTTATCTGTCATTGGTGATTTCATTACTTCCACCCCCTCGCCTGATTCCAAGTATCCAGCGCCCCGGCCAGCAACATAAAAACCCCGAGCACCATCACCCAATCAAAATTGTCTAATGAGTATAAATATGAAATGAAACTGCTTACGAAACCGTCCATTATTTCTTACTCCATGGGAGACTATCGCACGTAAAACCAGCAGCGCCTTTGTGACCGCCCCCACCATGGTTCTTGGCAATCACACTTACGTCCACGGTTTCAGAATAAAGAGACACGGTGAATTTGGATCCATCATGGATATAGGCAAGGCAGATTGGATACTCGTTAAACTTTTCACCAAACCCTTTCGACCCAAACATGTATTGATTGCAGGCATAGGCGCATATTCCATCAATGGAAGTTTCGTATCCGTAGGATTTGCGAAGGCCGGAGCAATAAGCATCTCGGTATTCTATCGCTGTTTTACCATCACTTAAAATTAAAGGAGTGTAAGTATTATCCAATAATAAAATTTCCCATTCGTAGTGTGCGGGATTATCAATTCCGTATCTTAATTTCATCCCCTCATAATACTGAAAACACTCCGGATCGTATTTCAGCGCCCACTTATCATAATCCCCGATAAGCCTTACACAATCAGGCATCATTTCATCCAGGAAGAAAAACTTCCATGCCAGCTCACATCCAGAATTCCCTTTATTGGTAAAATCCCTAAGTCCATCAAGGTGCTGGTAAGGATAATCTTTAGCCGTTGCATGATGGTCAATCCAAATAATATTATCTGTAATCGTGCAAAGCCTCTCCATCACGTCCGGCTTTAAAGAAAAGTCAACAATGATTACGGACTCAAAAGATGCCACCTGACTTAAATCAAGCTCGTCCTTATAATCCATTTCCAAAAATCTTAAATTAATTTGTTGTTTGAATTTTTTTGCCACGATTGCGGCTGCACACCGACCATCCAAATCATTATGGTGAATACAAATCATAAAACCTCTCCCTCAAAAAGTTTATGTATGTTGAAATTCCATTACACTAAAAAAATATTTCTGTCAACATTTTAATTTTTTTTCCAAAATTTTCCGTCCGACCGTTTTTGTGCATAGGAAAACTTTTTGGGATTTTGGGGGTAGGCGGCTGGAGTACCTTTTGCCGATACTGAGGGAATAGGAATTTGAAATGGGAGGTAATATATGAGAGTGCCATATATGTAACTAGCCACCCCTCCCTCCTCCCTCTTTGGGCATTGCCCCTTCAATCTGGAAGTAATTCTTTTCCCCTGTGCCGGGGATAAATCGCATAAATTATAATTATTAATGAATGGTAAAATGGAGCGCATCCTGTGCATAACTCATTATTATCCCCTCCACTAATTATCCGTCTTATAACTACGCTATATCATTATATTAATTAACTAGGTATAATAATAAGTGTTATGTAAACATGAGGGTATAATAACAGTATAAGTATATGATAGTAAATAGCAATATAATTATGTCAGCTTATTATAGGATAGGATAGGCGCATATATCAGTGGAGGGAAGACCGCATATATAAGGGTAAAGTGGATAGTTGAGGATATATGCAGAATTGCTCATGTTTAATACGACATTTATGTCGCTGGGTAAAAAGTATCCACCCTGGGTAAAAAGTATCCAGTTTAGTTATAAATATTTACGTCTCCTCTTATCCTGAAATCATCTGCAATATAGTTGTATCATGCAACAATATTGATATATTGATATATTTATATATTTATTTATTGATATATTTATATAAATATTTATTGCTGGCGGCGGGATAATGGGCGCAATTATAGAATATTAGAATATGTATACTATTATTTATTTTGGTTTATGGAATTGACGGATAATAGCTCGCAGATATAGACCTAGCGCGGCTTTGAGAAGAATTGGAATAAATAAAAATAGGATAAATTAACGGTTTTTAAATATGAGTACCATTTTCCAAGCATAATTATACTATTTATAAGTTGCTGTAATTGTTCATTATGTTAAGAAATATTGCATTTTAAATAAATATTATCTTGACAATATATTATAAAGTATTATCTTAAAGCTGAATAATGAATATAGGAGGGATTAAGAAAATGACAAACACTTGCAAAAATCAGATGTGTATAAGAGGGGATTGCCGGACGTGTCAATATAGGCCGGAACGTACAAACTTACAAATTGAAACACAACACGCGGCGGAGTTACTAGGCAATATGTTTGCCGGGGGATTAGTAGTCACGGCAATCGGATTGATTATCTTAACTGCGATTTATCTTTAATTGGAGGGGAATAAAAATGCTTTGCTCTAATTGTGAAAAGGAAATTGAAGAGGGGATAGAAAAGGAAGTTGACGATGAGTTTTATTGTCAAGATTGTTATGAAGAAAAATTTAAAAAATGCGAAGAGTGCGGGGAAGTTTTCCCAATTAAAGACTTAACGGAAATTGATGACTGTTATTATTGCGAAGATTGCCGGGATGAAAAGTTTATTGTTTGTGAAGATTGCGGCAAATATGCGCTTGCTGATGATGCCGTTAGTTATGATGATAATTGCATCTGTCAATCCTGTTGTGATGCTAATTATACAATCTGCAGGGATTGCGGGGAAGTAATAAGAGATAGGGACGCTATACATACAGCGAGAGGAAGAGATATTTGCCAAAGTTGCTACGAGAATAACTATTTTACTTGCGATGGATGCGGGGAGGTTTATCCTAATGATTATATGTGTAGTACAGATGATGAGTGCTTTTGCGAGAGTTGTTTCTCAGAATATGATGATGAGAGTAGAACAATTCATAATTACCACAGTGGGACAAATATCCAATTTTATAAAATGCCTTGTGAAAAAAACGTTCAATTTGCCGGGTTTGAATTGGAAATTGAGTGCAAGAAAAATGATCCTGATAAGTGCGCGAAAAACATTATCAGCTTATCAAATAATGAAAACCTTTTTAAACTTGAGCATGATGGAAGTTTAAACAATGGCTTTGAAGTCATATCTCAACCATGCAGTTTAAAATATTTCAAACAAAAATTTCCACTGGCTCAAATAGTTGAAAAATTGGCGGCAGATGGATGTGTTTCCCATAATACTGATACGTGCGGATTGCATATCCACGTATCAAGAAAATATCTGTCATTAGCCGAGCAAATAAAAGTTGGTTTGTTTATGGGATTCAATAGCGATAAATTAAGCCGATTTGCAAGGCGCGATTATAACACTTATTGTAAAAATAACATTATGAATAAAAAAGGCAATTTTATCGGTATGGCGGAATATTCTCAAGATAGATACGAAAGCGTAAATTATACAAACCATAGGACAATTGAGTTTAGGCTTTTCAGAGGTACGCTTAAAAAAGAAACGATTTTCGCAACATTGGAATTTTGTTTTATGCTTTGCGATTTTGTAAAGACTGTAAATTTCAATCAAATTCAATCTGCTGATTCCTGGAAATTGTTTTGTAATTTTTTAAAGGACAAAAAGGAAATAAATTACTTAATAGATTATTTAAAAGTTAAAAATATTATGGAGGGATAAAAAAATGTGCATTATTATCGTGAAACCAGAAAATGAAAAATTACCAGCGAAAAGTATTATTGAAAATTGTTTTGATTCTAATCCTGACGGCGCGGGCTTTATGTGTGCGGATAATGACCAAGTGCATATTAGCAAGGGATTTATGAAGTTGAAAACTTTTTATCAGGCTTTAGGAAATGTTGACTTGTCTTTACCTATGGTATTGCATTTCAGGATTGCCACTGCCGGAGGGATCAGTCAACATAATTGCCACCCCTTCCCGCTTTCCAATGATGTGCATAGCTTAAAGGCTTTGAATATTGATTCAGATATTGGGATCGCTCACAATGGGATAATCAACATCAAAGAGGAGACTAAACTTTCTGATACGCAAACATACATTAAAAATATACTTTATCCGCTAAGAGATCAAATTGACCTAGAGCCATTTCAAAACATGATTTCATTATCGGCTAATTCTTCAAAGTTTGCTATTATGAAGAATAGTGGGAATGTTGTTTTGTTAGGTGGCTTTACTAAAGACAATGGAATTTATTACAGCAATTCAAGCTATAAGACACCTAGCTTTAAATCCTATTATAAAACCTTATGGGATTATGATAAAGACTATTCTTACGGCAATTATTTGCCAGAACATTGCCCATTCTGTTACAGTAAAGATATTCAAAAGGGAGCGTATGATTTTATTTGTAAAGACTGCGGGGAAGTCTGGGCGGGGGAGGAAATGTTATACAGGGATATTTAAGAAATAAGTTTTTTAGCTCTTTAGGCTTTCGGATTGGAGGGTATCCGGGAGCTTATAAGAAACTAAAAAAAGGGAGGGTTTAAATATGGAAAAGATTAAAAACTGGATACAAAAATATGATGAATATTGTAGTTTTTTACAATTATGCGAAGATGAGCGAATTTATCCAAATACAGAAAATGAAGCAAAAAAAGCACTAAAACAACAGCTTGAATATGTTGTATGTTGCAACAGCAAAGAAGACTTAAATCAGCGTGAAATTGAATGGTGTAAACAATTACACATTGCTTTAATTTAACTAACTATTAACAGGGGAGGGCTAATCATGGAAAAAGAACCAACCGCGCACAAAATGGAGTTTATGAACAGGGGGACAAAGGCAGGATTTACAGAATATTTTTCTTACAGGCAGGAACATTTCCGGGATATTTTCGGCAGGGAGTTTTCGGATCAGGCGGCGGCGGAGGAATTTGACAATATCAAGAAAATGAAATGGTGTACGCAGCAGGAAGAGTTTATTTAAGAATTGGAATAATTTAATTAACAGGGAGGAAAAAGAACATGAAACTAACACCGGAACAGAAAGCAGCAAATTTACAGGAAAGAAGAAAGTTGAAAGAGGCAACCAAGGAATTTAACGATTATATCAGGGAAGCCACACAAAAGCCGGTCAAAAGAATCAAGATCACGATTGACTGGGTAAGGTCCTACACCTGGGGCAACAATCCGCATTTAGAGGCTGAAGTTTATTACCATGATGGAAGTACGGACAGCATGACAGCAAAGTGCTCCGGGTGCGGGTATGATAAGGAATCAACGGTCATTGCCGATGTATTTAACCATTTTTTGAAGTATAAACTTTGGACGAAGCCATACGCAGAATTGAGAAACGGGGACGCTTCAAATAATTATAGCTCAAACGGCGGCAGGATTGAAGATATAGCCAAAAATCCTATTCCTTACGGTATCACATCGGGACGTTACGAAACAAGGCTAGGGAATATTATCGAACATCGAGGCTTTTCCGGTGGCATTGGAACAAACTGCTATTATGCTATTTCTCAGTTTATCGGCGGCACGTTCAAAAACATAGCAAGCGGCAAAAAGTATGATGTTTTTGAATATGAAGATGTGCCTTGTGACAAGCTCCCGCGTGAAGCTGATCCGTTTGGCAGCTTGAAAATGGTTGTTGCCCTGGGCAGTTTAATGGCTGGTAATGACCAGGAAAAAGTTGATTTTCAGAAACGTATGATCGGAACGGTGCCGGGGATTGATTTCCCGGAAGGGTTTGATAATTTACCGATTGAAGAAAAGAAAAGACGGTTAGACGGAGCGATTGAGGTTTTGAAATAAGTAATATTAAACAAATACTTAACACAGGAGGGTTAATCTATGACATTATTCACCGCGTTTATTATCCTGATTATCTTCTTCTTTTTCTGCCGGGAAGTGGTCAGAAGGGGGGATAAATGAACACCCACAGGGTAAACATTGAAATTGACGAAAGAATCTGGAAGCGTTTCCGGCAGATGGCTATTGCAGAAGAAACCAAAGTGCATATACTTTTCAATGAGGCACTAGCTACGTTTCTGAAATGGATGCAACGGGCGGAGATTGAAGAACGCAGGGAGGCCGGAAAAGTGCAAGAAGTGACCAGCTTACAGATTGAACAGTTAGAAACTCAACGGATCATTGAATCCTGGCGCAGGGAAAAAATGTCTTACGAGCGCAAGCAATTCTGGGCGAACAAAAAGGCCAAGGAGAAACTGCTTGATGGTAAGGCATACCGGCGCGGGAAATATAGCCGGGAGGGGAAAGGAGGTGAGGGAGTAGAAAAACAGTAATAAAAACAGGCTGATTTAACAGAATTACAAAGGGGGTGAGGAATTACCCCCTTTTTTATGACCTAAAATGTCTCAAATTACAAATCAGGAACACACATCATTCAGGAATAGCCAAATTTCGTTGCAGGATGCTCTAGGTTGAATTTTAGGGGGCATGGTGTACCAATTTAAATAACCTCAATCCCCTTTATGCGCTTTCTATTAGCCAAATACTCGCGTAAATCGTCAATATCTTTAAACATTTTTATAGGTAATTTTCTAATCTTCCAACAGGAAGGTATTTTTAATTAAAATCCTTCCAACAGGGAAGGCTATTCCCATACTACCCCTTGTTTCCACCACTCAGGCAGATAGGATGGTTTTTGTAAGTATACCCGATTGAATTGTGCATCAAGAATATAAGTTTCGCAGTAATCATCCTTGGAACGCATCCCGCGCCCGGTCATTTGTAAAACTGTTGTCAGCATCGTGGCTGCATACCATTCAGAGCCTAACTTGGAACTATAAACTCTAGCGGCAACGATCTTGTCACCGAGATATAAGAACGGAGCTTTCGCAATTATAATAAACCTGCATAAATCCATCGACAAGCTAACCCCACGTTCCATGGAAGGGGATATCAGCACCAGAGGATCTTTGGACTCCATGAAGAATTCCAGCTTATCCTGACGGTTGGCTGAGTCATGGATAATTAACCTGTCTGAATCAATCCCGCGGTAAATTTCGTTGGCTAATTTGAAACTCACGGCGTGGATTAAACCTTTCTCGGTTGGTTTGCTTTTTATGATTTCGTCAATCCGGGCAATAAGCTTTGGCGTTTCCTCTGCCATGGTTTTGCCGGTGAGATTGGCCGTTTCTTCGATGTGGATTGGCCTCCTGCTAACAGGGAAGGTCGAGGGGAGAACTTTATAATCAGTTTCATCTAGGGGGATGCCAAGGCGCTTACATTCGATGCTGATGGGCAGGAAGCTGGCCGACATAAGCAGCCATTTGTTGCTATGCCGCCACATGAACTGATTGGCAATCTCCTCATTAAGCCACAGGGGACGAAAAACATATCGATCCTCCTGGGAATCATCATAAAGCCATGTTTCATCTACACTTTCGATAAACAGTTTTATTTTCTCCATCATCCGGACAACGCTGGTTCGGTCTTTGAGAGTCCGGATATTGTCATGGGTAAGGGGAGGACGGAAGTTGGCAACTCGGATATCCAACCCTTTTTTGATTTCCTGAGCGCGTTCCATGGCTAACTCGGCAAACAGTTTCCAGGAGGATAATAATTTTTCTTTGTCTTTGGAGGTATGCTTTAATTCCTCAATCTCGTTTTTAAGCCCGAGCCGGCTGAGGCCATAGGAAGTAAAAGTCAGGGTGACGAAATTGATTAGGGTGTTTTCGACCGAATCAGCCTCATCAAGCACGTTGAAGTTTTTACTTGGGTCTTTGAGAACTGAAAACTTGCCGATGTAGTTACACTCGGAAAGCAGGT